GTTTGGTTACTGTTTGTTGTTGCTTGTTTACCGGTGTCCGGTGTTTACAACGTAAGTAGCGTTGTTGTTTTTAATAATTATTTTTCCCATGTCTAAATTTTTAACACGTATATTATCATTAAATAGATCATGTGCACCTGATCCAGTTTTTCAAGAATTGTATGGTACACCGTTTGGTCATGACAGAGCTATGTCAATTGATGAGAGAATTTCCGCATTACGTCGTAATATACCGCCAGTGAGTTGTATAAGACGCCCTGCAGGAGTTCGTGTTTTATTGGTTGTGGGTTCAGTGATTATTTTTGCTATAGGCGCGTTTGTCATTTCTCGAGTTGATTGGAAAGTGCGCATTTATGCTTTAGGGCGTAGATGCTTAACGTGGATTGTTGATTATGGTAGAAGACCTGTCATCACGCCCACCCATCAATTAAGAACTGCTTTTCGTGAAACCTTAACACCCAAAATTGGACGATCAGATCCCACGCATACACATCCTGTGTCTGCTGCTTGGCGGTCTAGTTGTTCTATATTTGGGCGTTTGTTAGCTGCTAAAGTGGGTTTACGTCCGTTCATCTATCAGGCTAGTGCTGTAGATGTTAAAAATGGTTTTGTTCATTCAAGAGAATACCATTGGGCTAAAGACGTGAATGTACCACCTTCCTTTTCAAAACCTTTGGAAACTGATTTAGTTATAATAGTTGATGTTGATTATTATACTGATATAGATGCATTGTTAATATCTATTGATGGTCCTGTTTTATTGTATACGTTTCAACCTAATTCCGTTGCCACCGCCACTGGAGAATTTAGTTTTACATTTGATCATACGAATCATGTAAACTATAAAGTCTCTGGTGGAGCTAGCTATAAACATAAAGTTTGGAATTATGGTGTGGATGTTATTACAGTAACACGGGGCTGGTACTCTAGATATTATTTGGTTGAACGGCGTAAAGCCAATGTTCACCATGAATTTATATTATTGGTCCCCTTAGGAACTTGGTTCGGAATTTTTTCCTTATTTGCCAATATGTTATCGTCAACTAAATTACAGACGGTGGATGTTGTGCATGGTGATTTTGCAATTTTGGATGTACATACTGATTCAGGTATAATACGGAGTGTAGGCAGATTAGGAGAATATAATCCTGCTGATGTTGACGTCAAAATATTTGATGCAATTGGTTCCGTTGTACGTAATTCTAGTTTAAAAACTGGACATGCCACTATGCAATCATGGATGGGAGAGAAATTTGGCGCGAGCACGTTGGTTGATTATTTTAGACAAAATAAAATAGATCATCCAATGACTGTGTATGCTCCTACTGATGGTATTTTAAAATATCAAATCGTTAAAACTGTGGAAGGGTATGAACCAGAACGTCCTGCTTTAATGCAAGCGTTTATGGCTCCTGTATATCCTGCCACATTTGTTCCAGATCGTTCAGTGAATAACGAGATGGCTGCTGTGCAAGGGCGTATTATATTACCCGGTGTCGAAGCTATGAAATTAGCCCAGACTCCACCAAGTAAATGGTTATTAACAGCGATGGATGATTTTGTTAAATTATTAATACCGGATTCTCACGTATCTAAAGGTGTTCCTTATTCTGTTGAAGATGTATATATGAAACAGGATAGGCCCACACAACGTAGTTTATTAGATCGTGCCGATAGTGATGAACCTAGTTTAGGTGTTGAAACGTTTTTAAAAGCTGAACCGTATTTGAAAGCCAGTGACCCACGTATTATATCAACGTATAATACTGTAGTTAAAAGGGAATATTCTGCGTTTATTTACGCTTTAGCTGATCATATTATGCAAGAAGAATGGTATAGTTTTGGTAAATCACCTGCTGATATTGCAGCTATGGTTGCCAATATCTGTAGTGTAAGTCCAACAGGTGTCAGTTGTTCTGATGCCAATCGTATGGACGGACACATTTTTGCAATAATTCGTGATTTAGAACGTATGGTGTTGTTAAGGTTTTTTCCAACTGAACATCATAGCAAGTTGATTGATTTACATGGTAGTCAATATAACTGTAAAGCGAAAACCACTCAAAAGGTACGATATAATATTGAGTATCATAGAGGTAGTGGTTCAGCTGAAACAGCTTTATTTAATTCTATTGTGTCTAAATTTAATGACTTTTTGGCTAGACGTATGGTAGATGTTTCACCGATTGATGCATATAATGCACCGGGACAATTTGGGGGAGATGATGTGATCGCCTCTGCATTATTGCCTGGTTTAATTGGTGGAACATATATCGTTAAAGCTGCTGCTATGATTGGACAAAGCGTGGAAGTGGATGAGTTTCCCTGTGGAAGTGCAGGTGTTAACTATTTATCTAGGTTTTATAACCAAGATGTTTGGAGCGGAGACATGAATACAACATGCGATCTGCGCCGAACTTTATCCAAATTACACGTTACCCCTAACATCGCAGGTTTCACACCATTAATTAAATTATCACAAAAGTTAGCAGGATTGTGCCGAACAGATAGGTGCACTCCAATCATAAAAGACATAATAGCTACTGCCGTTCGTGTTGGTTTAGATATTTCTATGCCGTTAGACAAAAGATGCACATCGTATTGGGCAAAATATGACGCCGAGGTTAATTGGCCGAATATTTTACTCGATGATGAGACTGCGTTTTTGAATCATTGGTTTGTAAAACATGATATTGAAGCATTAAAAATTTATTTAGGTGAGTGTAAAACACCTGATGATTTATTGAAAATGCCCAGTATTTGTTTATTAAGTGAAATTCCTATCATTGTGACTCAACCTACAATTGTTAGTGAAGTTTTTCATACACCCAGTGTTAGTGATGTTGCACCATTGCCTGTTCACCCATCAGTGTTATTAACTGAGAGTGGTTGGACTCCTGCTGTACCTAAATGGAAACCAGGAAAACGTGGTGTGTGTCATGAGTTTTTACAGCGTAAATGTCGGAAGAAACCAGGTGAATGCAAATTTGAGCACGTTCAAGTTTGCATTGAATTTCAGAATGGTAATTGTAAACGTATTAAATGCAAGTATGAGCATTTATTAATCACCGCGTTATTGGCCCAAAAAGCCTAAGCAGCAACAGGGTAGGTGGATCGGTGTTTTCGTGCGACGCCGGTCGTAATTCCTTTGTTTATTTTCGTTTTCGTTTATTTTCGTTTTATTTATATATATTATATTTGTTTTATTTAATTAATTAAGTTACAACATGCCCCCTAAAGCAGTTCAGAAACTTATCAATCAAGCCGTAGCTTCAGTAGTGGCTGCCGAGCGCACCAAAGTGCGTGGTAAACCAGCAAAAAGGGCAATGTCTGCTCTTTCTGCTGGTGTGCCGCGCACACCTGGTGTTCCTAGGCAGTTTACTTCTAAAGCTAGTGCACCTGTTAACACTAGTTTTGAATTTGTTAACAGAGCGGCTAAGATTACTGGGTTAAAAAGTGGTGTTCGTATACAACACACTGAGTATGTTAAAGATTTATCGTCATCATCTACTGCGAATGCATTTGATGTTGAATTCTTTAACATTAATCCAGCTAATGCTGATTTGTTTCCATGGTTGTCTGAGCAAGCCCAGTCTTATTCAACTTTTATACCACATGCAGTTACTTTCACTGTTAAAACATATGTTGGCACTAACCAGACTGGTACTATGATGATAGCTTCCACTCCAGATAGTGCTGATCCAAATCCGCCTAATAAAGCAGCAATGATGGCTTTAGAAAATGTCTCCAGGGGCAATGCGTGGTCTAACTTGACACACGTTGTCCCTGTTGATATTCTGCGTCGTTTACCAGAATATTTGACATCTACTGCCTATCTATCAGAAACTGATACAACCCGTGAATTGGGCCAAGTTTTTGTTGGAACTGCTGCCTTTCCGTTTGGGTCTACAGCATTCGGTGAATTGTATGTTACTTATGATTTTACATTGTTACATTCTCAACCTATAACAGGATATTCTACTCATTATCGTTTTGTTGGTTCAGGCACTTTGCCATGTACATTTGCTGTTCCTTTTAGTGATGTACCTGGTTCTTTATTGTCTGGAAATATCAACATTAATAATGGTAGTCCTGCTAGAGTTAATCTGGGATCACGTGTCACTGTACATCGTAATGGTAGCTTTTATGTTACCATTGCTAGTAATATTGTGTCTGGTGTATATACTGC